ACAAACGTAGAGCAACCATTATTCCCCGATGTTCAAGAAGACAACGGCAATCAAGAAGATACTGAATCTTAAAAAACGAATTAAGATTATCCAAGGCGGTACGAGCGCGGGTAAGACGTTCGGAATAATTCCCGTGTTAATCGACAAAGCCGCAAGGCACGAAGGTTTGGAAATATCAATAGTCGCGGAAACGATTCCCCATTTACGAAGGGGTGCGCTACGTGATTTCCTAAAAATAATGAAATGGACGGGGCGATTCTTCGAAGATAGGTTTAATAAATCTTTATTGCGTTACGAGTTCGCCAACGGAAGCGTTATTGAATTCTTTTCCGCGGACGATTCCAGTAAACTACGTGGTGCAAGGCGCGACATTCTTTATATCAACGAATGTAATAACGTAACGTTTGATTCTTATAACGAACTTGCTATTCGAACACGAAAAGAGGTTTATTTAGATTTCAACCCCGCAAACGAATTTTGGGTGCATACTGAATTAAAGGATGAACCCGACTCCGATTTTTTAATATTGACGTACAAGGATAACGAAGCGTTAGACCAAAGCATTATCGAACAAATCGAAAAGAATCGAGACAAAGCGAAGACGTCAAGTTATTGGGCAAATTGGTGGAAGGTGTACGGCGAAGGGCAATTAGGAATGCTCGAAGGGGTTGTTTTCTCAAACTGGAAACAAATTGATACGATACCCAAAGAAGCCAAGCTACTTGGAATAGGTTTGGATTTTGGTTATACCAATGACCCGACTGCAATAATAGAAATATACAATTACAACGGGCAACGGATAGTAAACGAGTTGGTGTACCAAACGGGGTTATTAAATAGCGAAATAGCCAAGTTACTACCAAAACACGTACCCGTTTACGCGGATAGTTCCGAACCAAAATCCATTGACGAAATTAAACGCTTTGGGGTAATAATTAAAGGAGTAACCAAAGGTAAGGATTCGATTAACTACGGAATAGACGTTATCCAACGCAACGAATACTTAGTAACTGCGAATAGCGGTAATTTAATCAAAGAATTACGCTCGTACATTTGGGACACGGACAAACAAGGCAAGCGACTAAACAAACCAATCGATTTTAATAATCACGCTATCGATGCATTTAGGTATCACGAAATGGAAACGTTAGGAATAGGAGCGCAATACGGTGTTTATGCAATACGGTAAAACCGACGATATGTTAGTAATGATTCGAGTAATCGAGGAATACATTTACGAACGTAAGGGGGTAAGGGTGCAAATAGTTTTTAACAACCTCGCAAGGTTTGCGGTGCATTTTGATATGCTTTTAAAGGCGTATCTTTTTGTTTTGGAATACAAAAAGACGAATAAATAGTTTAATAGATATGCAATTAGAATTAACATTACCAAGTTCAATTAGCGAAATACCCTTAGTGAATTACCAAAAATTCCTAAAGGTTCAAGAAAATTCTAACGATGAGGAATTTATAGTTCAAAAAATGATTGAGATATTTTGCGGAATCCAGTTAAAGGATGTGGTAAAAATAAAGTACACGGAGTTGCAAGGCTTATTGGAACACTTCCAAAAAATATTTAGCGTAAAGCCAAATTTTTACCAAACGTGGAAATATAAGGATATGGAATTTGGATTTATTCCTAACCTTGAAAATATAACGTGGGGTGAATATATTGATTTAGAACACCATTTAAATAACTGGGACGATTACCACAAAGCAATGGCAGTAATGTATCGACCAATTATTAAAAAAGAAAAGGAACGTTACCAAATTGCGCCATATACGGCAAGTGAGGAATTCCACGAGTTTATGAAATTTATTCCAATGGAAATAGCGATTTCAGCGCGGGTTTTTTTTTACAATTTAGGAGCAGAATTGTTAAGGAGTACAAGCAATTATTTGGAGACGATGAAAACAATGAACCGGAAAGAGCGCCGAGTTTTAATGAAAGGGAGCAATTTAATAAACAATGGGGGTGGTATTCAAGCATTTACGCAGTTGCTCACGGAGATGTCAGACGATTTGATGAAATTACAAACTTACAATTACATCAATGCCTCACTTTCCTCACCTTTGAAAAGCAAAAAAACGAAATCGAAGAAATCGAATTTAAAAGAAATATGAAAAGATGAAAGGATATTACGAATTAATCAAAGAATTAAAAAACCATTTTGATAATGACCCATTGGTTAACACGGTAACGAACGGAGATATTTTCGATGTTGATATTGCCAAACAAACCATTTTCCCGCTGGTACATACAATGGTAACGCAAGCGCAATTTGAAACTAACATCCAACGATTTACGTTAACTATTTTTGCGATGGATATAACCGATAACGTAAAGGAGGAAGATAACACCAAATGGGAAACGAGAGATAATACCAACGACGCGTTAAATTCCACGTTGCAAATTTTGAACAGATGTTTTAAAATGTTGAAAAGCGGAAACCTTTATAACCTTAATTTTGTTGTGGAAGACGTACCAACGTGCGAACCATTTACCGAGCGATTCGAAAATAATTTAGTTGGTTGGGCGATGACATTAAACATAATTTGCCCCAATGAAATGACGCGTTGTTAATGAATGAACAAGAAACATATAAGCATTTACAAAAATTCCGCGACAAAGTAATTAAGGAGGCGCGAAAAAACTTAGCGCAAAAAGGTAAAAACGCATCCGGAAAACTTTCCGATTCAATCGATATAGAGGTTAAAGCAATGCCCAATTCAATAGGCATTTATTTTGATATGGAGGAATACGGAATTTACCAAGACAAAGGGGTAAGCGGTGTAAAGCAAAAATATAATACCCCATTTAGCTATAAAACTAAAATGCCCCCTCCGAGTAAACTGGATAAATGGATAGTTCGAAGGGGAATAGCGCCACGAATCAAAGGTAAATTTACGGGACGTAGTATTAAATCGGTAGGGTTTGCCAAATCAATTCAATTCCTAATTGCCCGAAGTATTTATATTAAGGGTATTGAGCCGAGTTTGTTTTTTACGAAAGCGGTTGAGACGGCATACAAAACGTTACCAAATGAGTTAATAGAAAAGTACGGATTAGATGCGGAAAAAATTACATTAGCTGCATTGGATGAAATAATAAAAAAATATGGCAATAAACGCACGTAGTCCACATATCGTTTTAGTGGATAACGCTTTACAAACTGGTTCCAAAATCGAAATAGATTTATGGTATTACACGGGTACGCAACCAACAACACCAACGTACACGTTAAGCAAGTTAATACCGAGTTCAACAAATACGAAAACGTATTATAATATTAGCGCATATATCCGTGAATTTTTAACGCATAAATTCAACGGAATTAATTATATGACAAATCAGTTTTTAACCTCGGAAGACGAATACGTAAACATTCAATATCGTACATATAATTTTATTGGTGGGGTTTATGTTTTAGACCAAACGGTAACGGATATGGCTTATGATGGTTACGGGTTATACGAAGAGGGGGTAAATATAGATAGGGGTAATGTATTACTTGGTAATGGTACATCTCATTATTATTGGGACGATAGCGCAAATAATCCAAATGCAAACCCAGCGCATCGAGCGGGAATAGTAACGGCAAAAGTAAAAAGGAGTTGGTATTATGTACATACGCCGTTTGGAGGAGGTACACCCGTTACCTATGCATTTACCGCTGATGGGGTTTTTGATATTAAACGTGTTCACGAAGGGAATTACGCAACTGGAAACACATTACAAATATTTAATAATTTAAATGTTTTGCAATGGACGGGTTATTTTTACCCGAAAACGGAATGCCGTTATGAACCAATGACTATTGATTTTATTAATAAATTTGGAGGTTGGCAACGTGAATTTTTCTTTAAAGCATCTCAAGAATTATTAGATGTAAATTCGTCCACGTATAATTTAATGCCGTCTCAATTAATACCTACGCTTGTAAGCGAGGGACAAAGGCACGTAATGAATAGTAATGGAACGCGTCGATATTTAATTAATACGGGTTGGGTTGATGAATCGTATGGTGAAACGATACAAGAATTATTATTAAGTGAGCGCGTTATTTGGCAAAACGGAGTTCAAAGAATACCAGTAAAGGTAAACACTAAATCCATTAATAAGTTTAAGAACATCAACCAAAAGACGATTAATTATCAAATCGAAATAGAATTAGCGTTTGACGTAATCCATAGCGTAATTTAATGAAACGAGACGTAAAGGTATTTATTGAGGGAATCGAATTAGATTTATTTGAAGACGAACAAGTTCAAATAAGTTCGAGCGTTCAAGACGTGTACGATATTAACAAAACGAAAACGGAAATTTCTCAATCCTTTACCGTACCAGCAACCCCAAGAAATAACCAAGTTTTCCAGCATTTTTACGAAACGGATGTTGATTCACCAATTGACCATAATTTACGGCGCGATGGTTACATTGAAATAGATTTAACAACGTATAAAAGCGGAAAAATTCAACTGGAAAAATCCGTAGTTGAAAAGGGTAAAGCAAAAAGTTATACCATTACATTTTACGGAAAATTAGTCACGTTAAAAGATTTATTCGGCGAGGATAAATTAGCCGATTTGGATTATAGTACATTATCGCATACGTATAATTGGGCGCAAGTTTTTGGTAGAATCAACGGAAGTATTACGAGCGATGTGCAATACCCTTTAATTACATCAAATCGGATTTGGGAATACGGAGGCACGCAACCAACGATAACGAATCCAAACTATTTAACCGCAACAACAACTAATAACAATATACATACATCAACGGGGGCGATAAACGTATTACGTGAGTTATTCCCCGCGATAACGCTAAACAAGCTTATTAACTTAATTGAGTTAAAATATAACGTTACATTTAATAGTTCGTTTTTTTCTACGGAAGAATTTAGAAACGTTTATTTGTGGTTTAAAAACCGCGACATTCCAAACGTAACTACCGATGCAAATTACGTAGATTGGGAGGTTAAAATAGCGCAATCGGTTACAACAGTAGACCCAACGCCATTTGTAGACACCTCTTTAAATATTGTAAATGTTCAATACCAAGTTTCGCCAGCAACCAATTTTACCGTTACCTTACATCGTGTTTTATTGGATGTTATTTTTGTGAGTAGTACCACAACGCAGTATTACGTTGATGTCTACGTAAATGGTGTTTTAACTGCGACGCATACGGGTATTAACGGAACAATTAACGGTTCAACAACATATGGTTTAATGTACGCCGCAACAAACGTTTCGGGGTTAAATGATGCCGTACAATTAAAGGTGCGAGCGGATGAGGGGTTAAGTATTGATTTTAATTTAATTTATCAAATATGGGATACCGAACCGACGTTAGGAACTTATATAAATAGTGTTACGTATAGTTGTTCAACACAAAATTTAATTAGTAATATCAACCTTTCGAACTTTGCTCCGGATATGAAAGTAGTTGATTTTATGAGCGGAATTTTAAAGGAGTTTAATTTAGTAGTTGAAAATACTGGAGAAAACGAATATACAATTGAACCCCTTTTAAATTGGTACACGCAAGGTAGAATTTACGATATTACACGCTTTACGGATGTTGATTCAATCGAGGTTGCAAAAGTTCCATTATACAAAAAAATAAGTTTCAAATACGAAACGAGCGAAAGCGTACTAAATAAATATTATTTCCAATCGTATAAAAAAGAGTATGGAAACACGGAGCATATTTATAGTTACGATGGCGCGGAATATAGCGTACAAGTTCCGTTTGAAAACTTAATGTTTAACCATTTTTTTCATAGCGGTACACCAAGCGGTTTACAAGTTGGGTATGCGTTGAATTCAAGCTTAGCGCCATACATACCAAAACCCGTTTTACTTTATAGATATGGTAACGTTACTGGATTACCGCACGATATACACTTTAAGGATGCAATTGGCAACAATGCGAATATAGATAATTACGTAATGTTTGGGCAAGATTATACCAATAGCACAACGGGCGTTCAATATAGTTTAAATTTTGCGCCCGAAACCAGTACGTATCATTTAGTTGCTATTCAACAAAGCATTTTCGCAACGTATTATTTTCAATATCTTTATAACTTATATAATTTAAAGAACCGAATTACCACGGTAAAAACGGTGTTGCCGATTTCCATATTAACCAAAATACGTTTATGTGATAGGGTAATAATACGAGACAAAAGGTTTATTATCAATGATATGCAAATAAATCTAACAACGGGAGAAGCAACTTTAAGGTTATTAAATGATTTTATGCCGATTGACCCCGAAAGTTTAATACCTCCTCCGAGTGAGGATGATATAATTATAGAATAATATGATACTAAAACAAATCATTAAATTGTTATCCGCTGGCGAACATTTAGGGCAAAGCGAGATAATAGAAATCGCAAAAGGTAAATACGAAATCAAACCTACGTTGAAAGGGGCGTACAAACAAAAGGTTAGAGAGTTATATATAAAAAAGGCAAATGGCGGAAAAACGGGTAATTGAACTTGAGGTTAAAGATAACACGCAAAGTTTAAAGGCGCAGTTAAAAGAGGCACAAAGAGAGGTTCAAGTTTTATCGGATAAATTCGGCGCTACGTCAAGAGAGGCAGTAAACGCCGCAAAGAAAGCCGCGGATTTAAAAGATAGAATTGGAGACGCGAAAGCGTTAACCGATGCATTCAACCCAGATGCAAAATTTAAAGCGTTAACCGCATCGTTAAGCGGTGTTGCTGGTGGATTTAGTGCGGTAACGGGGGCAATGGGTTTGCTTGGTACGGAATCTCAAGAGGTTCAACAAATGATGCTGAAGGTGCAAAGCGCAATGGCATTAAGTCAAGGTTTGCAATCGTTAGGAGAGGCAAAAGATTCTTTTAAACAATTGGGCGCAGTTGCGAAAAACGCTTTTGCTGGAATGACAAGCGCGGGTAAAGCCTTTGCCATTACTGGAATTGGGTTATTATTAACGGGCGTTGGTTTGTTAATTGCAAATTTTGACAAATTACGCGGTGGAATGAATAGCGTAGCCGCCGCCACAAAAATACAAAACCAAGTTACGCAAACCGCAACCGCTGCAATTAGTAAAGAGATAAGCGCCGCTGATAAATTGAGTAAATCGTTAAAAGATGAATCGATTACAAGAGCGGATAAAACCGCCTTGGTTAAACAATTCCAAAAAGATTACCCTTCGTTATTATCGAATATCAACGCGGAAAAAAATAGTATTGACCAAATCAATAACGCATTAATTAAAAACGTTCAATTGTTGCAATTACAAGCGGAGGTACGCGCAGTAAGCGAGGTACGCGCTGAGGTAATGCAAAAGAAAATAAAAGAACAATTAGATGTAATTGCGGAGGCAGCGGAACACGCGGGGGAGTTTACGTTGGACATTGGAAGTTCGGCAGCGAATGGTTTTATTGGTTATTCAACTGGAGCGGAAAACGCAGAAATTGCCGCAATGGATTACCGCGATGTTGTCAACGCAACAACCAAAGATTTGGACAAACAAATTACCGCGTTAGACCAAGCGGAGAAATCAATTAATTCAAAAATTGCAAGCCTAAAAAAAGAGGGCGCGGTTGTTAAGGAGGAACAAAAAACAAGCGCAGAGGAAACAAGAAAGCATAACGAAGCTATTCAAAGGCAACAAGAATTGCAACAAAACAATTTCCAATTAGCGCGAGAATTAGCCTCTGAAAAAATACGAGCTATTCAAGACGAAAGAACACAACGCGAAGAGCAATTAAAACTTGAGGCAAAAAATAGAATCGAAGACATAAGAAAATTAAACGCAAGTTCAAAGCAAAAAAACGATTTAATCAAACAAATAGAAATCAACTTACAATTAGATTTAGAAAAGATAAAAAAAGAGTTTGACGATAAAGCGGAGGAGGCACGAAAGGAAAAAGAAAAAATTGTTTTAGATGCCCAAAAAACTGCTAACGATTTACGTGTTGAATCGGAAAATGATTACTTGCAAAAAATCGAAGATTTACAAGAGGAAAATTTCCAAGCTAAATTAAAACGAACTTTGACCGAACAACAATACGAGGAGGAGTTAATAAGACAAAAATATTACGCAATTGAACAAAGCGCACAAGGTAACGCGGAGCAATTAAAGATAATCGAAGAGGCAAAGCAAAATGAATTAAACGGTATTGCATTAAAATACGGTAAAACTAATTTAGACAACCAAAAGAAATTAGATAACGAAATGTTGCAACACAAAGCCGCAGTACAACAACAAGGTTTGGATTTAGCGTTGCAAGCAAATAATTTAATGAAAGATTTATTTGGAAAATCTAAAGGCGTACAAAAAACCGCAATTTTAATTGAATCGGCGGTTGGTATTGCAAAAATGATTATAGCCAATAAGTTGGCAAACGCGGGCGCATTAACAACACCACAAGCAATATACACAAGCGGAGCAGCTGCCGTTCCAGTTATCGCGATGAACAACATTTCAACGGGGTTAGGAATAGCAGCAAACATCGCAGCAACGGCAAAAGCGTTAAAGGAAATCGGCGCGGGTGGTGCGCCCCCTCCCGCACCTTCAACATCCGGTGGCGGTGGTTCAATGAGTAGTGGAATCGTTGCGCCTAATTTTAACGTGGTTGGAAATAATAACATCAACCAATTAGCGCAATTACAACAACAACCAATTAAAGCATACGTAGTTGGTAGCGAGGTAACAACGCAACAATCGTTAGATAGGAATAGAATAGGAATCGGACAAATGTAAATTATGAAAATATTAGAATTAATTCTTGACGAAGAAAACGAAGAAATGGGAGTTTATGCTATTTCCGTAGTCAATGACCCAGCAATAGGTGAAAACTTCGTAAAACTAAGCAACCAACAAATTACGTTTAGCGCTATTGATAAAGAAAAAAAATTATTAATGGGCGCGGCATTAATACCGAACAAACAAATTTACCGACGCAATAAAAAGCACGGAGAATTTTACATTTACTTTTCCGAGGACACGGTACGAAAAGCGAGCGAATTATTTTTTATCAATCATAATCAAAGTAACGCAACTTATGAACATTCTAAAACTTTGGAGGGAATGTCCGTTGTTGAATCGTGGATAATCGAAGACGAACAAAAAGACAAATCCAAACTTTACGGATTCGATTTGCCAAAAGGAACTTGGATGATTTCGATGAAAGTAAACAACGAAAACGTTTGGAACGATGTTAAAGAGGGTAAGGTTAAAGGTTTTTCAATCGAAGGTTATTTTGCGGATAAATACGAAATGAGTTTGGAAACGAGTTTGCGTAAAACAATGGACGAAGAAAAAGAGTATTTAATCGAGCAAATCAAAAACGTATTAAAAGGAAATGAATTAGCGGAGGAATCATATAATGATTATCCAAGCGTTGTTAAAAGAAACGCACAACGTGGTATATTACTTAACGAAAAGAATGGTAATAAATGCGCTACGCAAGTTGGTAAAATACGCGCCCAACAATTGGCAAACGGCGAAAAAGTAAGCGTTGAAACAATCAAAAGAATGTATAGTTATTTAAGCCGAGCGGAGGTATATTACAACCAAGGCGATTCAAACGATTGCGGTTACATTTCTTATTTGCTATGGGGGGGTAAAGCCGCATTAACTTGGTCGGAATCTAAATTAAAAGAAATCGAAAATGGCAAAGGTTAAAACATCAACAATTTCGTTCGTTAGAAAGCCAAGAAAAAAACGCAAAGGTGTACACGCTAAAACGAAATGTTCGCAAATCAAAGGTTCTAAAAATTACGTTAAATTATATAAAAGCCAAGGAAAATGAGTAAAGTAAAGGAACAAACGAAAAGTTCACCGCAAGGTGGCAAACGCGGTTGCTTATGCAAAGACGGAAAATATAGCGTTAAATGTTGTGATGGAACGTTACCAGCGCAAGGTATTGGTAACATAGGAGGAAAGGTAACGCCTTAATTTACAATAAGTTATAAATAAAAAGGTGTACAATAGTTAATTAATTGAGTTTTAAATAAAAAAGTTATGGAAGAAAAAACAATTTTAGGTAGGCTACAAGCTTTGTTAGGTTTAAACAAAGTGGAGTTGGCACAAATGAAACTTATGGATGGCGTTACCATAATCGAAAGCGAAAATTTCGAAATTGGTTCTGAAGTATTTATCGTAACGGAAGACGAACAAAGAATTCCATTACCCGTTGGTGAATATTCTTTGGAAGACGATAAAATTTTAATCGTAGTTCAAGAGGGCATTATCGGAGAAATTAAAGAAAAAGAAGAGGAAAAAGAAATGCCCGAAGAAATGCCGTCCGAAGAAATGCCACAAGCCGAAGAGGCGGAATTAACTGAGGCGGAAACACAAGTTTTAAACCCGAAAAAAGTTATCAAAAGTACAATCGAGGAAACGTTGTTTTCCAAAATTGAGGAGTTAAAAAAGGAAAACGAGGAGTTAAAGTTGCAACTATCCACAATGAGCGCACAAGAGGAAGCGCCAGTAGTGGAAATTGAAAACGAACCCGCAACAAAACCAATTTCCTATAACCCCGAAAAACCGCAAGCGCAACCGCAATTTATGTGGGGACAAAGCGCGGGAATGTCGACGTTCGACAAAATAATTAGTAAACTTAATAAATAAAATAAAAAATGGCTACTTCAATTACAACAACTTATGCTGGTGAGTTTGCGGGCAAATACGTTGCCGCTGCTCTTTTATCCGCTCCTACCATTGAAAAAGGTGGAGTTACCGTATTACCTAACGTACGTTATAAGCAACTTTTGCAAAAAGTTGCCGATACAAACTTGGTACGAAATGCAACGTGTTCATTTACCGATGCATCAACAATTACTTTAACCGAGCGATTTATCACAACGAAAGACCTACAAGTAAATTTGGAATTGTGTAAATCTGACTACTTCCAAACGTGGCAAGCGGCTGAATTAGGTTTTTCTAACTTTAAAGAATTGCCAAAATCATTCGCTGATTTTATGATTGCACGAGTTGGTGAGCGTGTTGCTGCTAATATTGAAACTGCATTTTGGCAAGGTGCAACCGCTACTCAAGGTAGTTTCGATGGTATTTCTACAATCGTTGCCCTTGACCCATTGTTGCCAGCAGCGCAAGAGGTAGCTGGTACAACCGTTACCGCTCTTAACGTAGTTACCGAATTGGGTAAAATCGTTGACGCAGTACCGGCGGCTCTTTACGGAAATCCTAATTTGAGAATTTACGTTTCAACTAACATTGCAAAAGCATACGTTCGCGCATTGGGTGGTTTTTCTACCGTAAGCGGTTTAACTGGAAACGTTGCTCCAAGTGCTGGTGTTGGTGGAATGGGTACAACTTGGTACAACCAAGGCGCATTATCTTTTGATGGAATCGAAATATTTTGGGCGCCCGGATTAGCGAACAATACCGCTATTTGTACAACCGTGGATAACCTATTCTTTGGTACGTCCGTTCTAAGTGATTTGAACGAAGTTAAAGTAATTGATATGGCGGATATCGACGGCTCACAAAACGTGAGAATGATTATGCGTTTCGTTGGTGGTGCGCAATATGGTGCAGTTGAAAACGTGGTTACTTACGGAATCGTTAACGCGGTTAACTAATTTATAAACTTAGGGGGGGCAACCCCCCTTTTTAAAACTTTTTAAAATGGCTT